ATGCCCTGCTGGGATTCGTCGTCGCCGAAGACGATCGCGGTGACGCAGGCCTCGGTCTTCTTGCGGACCAGTTCGGCCACTTCATAGTCGTCGAGATCGCGCAAGGACCGGATCACCGGCGCGCCCCAGGGAACCCCGCGGGCCTGCGTGCGCTGTTTTTCATAGACATGGGCGATCTCACTCGCCGGGACCGGGCGGCTCTGCAAGCCGTTCTGCAAGGCGCCATAGGCGTCGCCCGGATGCTCGGCGTGCAGCCAGTAGGCCCGCCGCTTGCCGACCGGGTCGAACTCGATCCCCTGCACCAGCCGCCCCGCGCCGAGGGCGCCGGATTTCGTGGCGTCGAGGAAGTCAGCCTCCAGCACCTGCACTTGCAGCGGCACCGGCAGTCCGTCCGAGGATCGCCGAAGACGGCGGCGCACCAGAACCTCGCCCGCCTCAACCATTTCGCGGCAGATCAATGTCTGCAGGCCGTAGAAATCCAGCTGGCCATCGGCGTCGCAATCCGCTGTCCAGCGGGTGAACAGGGCGTCGACCTTTCGGTCCAGCTTGTCGTCGCCGCTGGCGGCACGGGGCATGATGCCGCTGCCCACGATGTTGTTCACCAGCACCGCAACGGCCTTGGCCGCATGCGGGTTGTTGCGCACGAGATCGCGCATCCGGTCGCGCAACAGCGCCCCGGCGACGCCGATCTCGGTGTCGGCCGAAGACGCGCTCGCCCGCCAGCCGTCCGTGCGGCGGCCCTTTGCGGCCCCGTCATAGCCCCGCGCCAGGGTCTCGAATGCCTGTCGCGCCAGCACGCGACGGGCGGCAGCCCGAGGCGCGATCGTCGCGATAGCGTGATCGAACCAGTTGGCCGACATCAGCGATCCCCGCGCGAGAAGCCCGCCAGCCCGGCGACCGGCAGAGGTCGGGTCGTCCCCGCGATGGCGCGTTCGATGGTCCGGATGCGGGCGAGCAGATCCTCGGCCGAGCCGTAGTCGACAGACTTGCCGTCATAGCTGACCCGGGTCGTGCCGCTGGCATAGGCCCGGCGCAGCGCCGAGAGCTCGGTTTCCGTCCAGTCTGCCATGTCAGAACCATCCTCCGCGTCGGCCAAGCCAGTCCGACTGCCGTTTTCCCTGGGGTGCGGCCTGCGGGCGGTTGACCCGTCCCGCGCCATCCATTTCTGTCGGCGCGGCCCCGAGTTGATCCTCGAGGTCCCGCCATTTTTCGTCGGTCCAGCGGTCCGCTCCCGCAATCCAGGCGGCAGCGCGGGCGTAGACCCGGCAGTCCAGCGCCTCGTTGCGCTCACGGAGCTTCTGCCATTCCAGCCGGGCGAAGCCGCGTTTCGTGCGCACCGTCACCAGCTGCTCGGCCACGAACTGCTTCAGCCACTCGTTCTCGACCCAATGCGGCAGATGCACCGATCCTGGCGGGAACGCGGCACCCTCGGCCATGTCTTCCTCGGTCGGCCGTTCCAGCCGCAGGAAGCGATAGGTCTCGGCCTTGAAGGTCGACACCGCCACGGTCCAGAGACGCGCCCCGCGCCGCAGACGTTTGCCGCCCTCGGTCGCATCGACAAATGTCGGCCCCGATACCGGGCTCGAACGGTTGAACCCCTCGACACCTTTCACCGGCGATACCTGCCCAAACCCTTGTGCCCGCGACCACGAATAGACCGCCGGGGCCTCATAGCCTGTGTCGATGGCAAGCCGCGCGATGCGCAGATGCGCGCCGCGTTCATGCGGCCAGGACCTGTCCAGCAGCGCGGTCAGTTCCGACCATGCGTCGTGCCGATCCGGCCCGCCCTCGATCACGACGTGATCGACCAGCCAGCTTTCCAGCCCACGCCCCCAGGCCCAGACGTCGACCTCGATCCGGTCCTTCTGCACATCGGCCCCGGCGGTCAGGAACAACCCGCCCGCTGGCACCGTGCCGGATGTCCAGCGCTCGCGCCGGTCGTAGAGCCGCTGCCAGTCGGGGGCTTCCCCGGTTTCGACCCATGTCTCGCCAAGGATCGTGTTGCGGAACGCCTTGATCGCCTCGTCCGATCCTTGGGCCGCTTCCCATGACCGCACGATCCGCTCCCAACTCAGCCAGCCGATCGGCGAGTACAGCGCCGAGAGGTGATACCCGACCGTCGTCGGATCGGCGGCCGTGGCGGTCGCCCGCCATTCGCCGCCCTCCAGCATGGCCGTCTTGTGGTGTTCCGCGATTGCCGCCTCACAGCCCTCGCAGATGTATTCCGCCGTTTCCGGGCGGCCCTTCTCCCAGCGCAGCCGGTCGAACTTCAGCCATTGCATCGCGCCGCAATGCGGGCACGGCACGAAGAACCGGCGCTGGTCGCTGGCCTCGTATTCCCGCTCAATGCGCGACAGCCCCCGGATCGTGGGCGTCGAGACCAGGAACACCTTGCGCCGGTGGGCGAAGGTCAGCGACCGGGCCTCGGCCAGCGTCACGGGATCGCCTTCCTCGTCGGCCGAGGCCGGATAGGCGTCGACCTCGTCGAGGAAGATGTAACGCGCCGGGGTCGAGCGCAGCCCGACCGCCGAGTTCGCGCCCGTCATGATCAGGATGCCGCCCGCGAATTCCTTGGACAGCATGGTGTTGCCCGCGTCGCGGGACCGGGCCGGTTTGACCCGCTCCCGCAGGTCAGGGCTTTCGTCGATCAGCGGGTCGATCCGCTGGCGCGAGTTGCGCTTGGCCAGTTCCACCGTTGGCTGGACCGCGAGCATCGGGCCCGGTGCCTGGTGGATGGCAAAGCCGATCCAGTTGTTGCCAGCCTCGGTCGCCCCGACCTGTGCCGCTTTCATGAACACGATCCGTTGCATCGTGTCGCCGGGCGACAGCCGGTCCATGATCTCGCGCATGTAAGGCGTGCGCGCCGTCCGATATCGCCCCGGTTCCGCCGAAGCGCGGCCCGACAGCATCCGATGCTTGTCCGCCCATTGCGACACTGTCAGGTCCGGGTCTGGCGTCAGCCCCGCGCCCCAGGTGCGCAGGATCTCCGCTGCGCCGTCGAAATCCGATAGGCTGTCATCATCACCGGAAGTCAGGCCGGACCTCGGCAAGTTCGTGGAGGTGGGCACGGACATGTTTTTCCAGGACCTTCTGCATCGTGGCTGGCTCGACGCCCAGTTCCGCCGCCATCAATGCCGACGACCGCGCGGGCCAATTGACCCATGCGTCCCGCACCTCTCGCGCGAGCCGGAACACCAGCGACAGCGCGCGGGCCCGCTCGATCAGCTCCCCCTTCAGCTTCTGCAGCCGGATCCGCCGCTCCTGCGCCTTCAGCACCTCGTTCGCGGTCTTGGCCTGCAGGTAGGTTGTGCCGCCGCCAACGGCTGGGACGGACAGACCCTGTTCGCGCAAAGTGTCGCCGACAGCAGCAACGGCCGCCTCGGGCACCGGCTTCAGCTTCGGTTCGGGCGGCTTGCGCGTCTTCGACGGGTCTGTGGTTTCCGCCCTCCGCGCGTCGCTGGCGGCCGCGTTGATGCTGCCATCGGGATAGAGGACCAGCCGTTCGGCCGTCTTCGCCTTCTGGATCGCGCCCCGCGACAGGCCGACATGCGCGGCGTACTGGCGCTCGCTCATGCCCTGCATCGACGGCTCCGATTATCATTCAAGATCATGCGCTTATCGAGTTGATAAGCGGCGCGGACGGAGCAAACGTCACTCCAACGAAACGATGCAACTCACTACGGAGCCACCAGAATGACCCGCCGCGCCACCGCCAACGAGAAAGCCCTCGACGCCTTCATCGCCGCCAAATGCGAGATCGACGCGATGCTGGCACGCCTCGCTGCCCTCAGCGCCGACCATTTCGAAACCAGCCCCGACGAGATCCATTGGGGGCACGTCGGCACCCTGAACCACTACCGCGCCAAGCTGCGCGAGATCACCGACAGCGCCTTCAAGGAGGGCGAACACGCCGAGTGACCAACCGCAACGCCAGAACTCTCGCCGTGCGCCCAGCGCGGCTTGGGGCCGTAGGAGGGCAGCGGCAGTCGCGGCCCCGAGAACGGAGACGACCCTATGCCTCAGATCCAGCTGACCGATACCCAAGCGGTCATCCTTTCGGCGGCCTGCGCGCGCGATGATGGCGCGGTCTTTCCCATCACCGCCAAGCTGAAGGGCGGCGCTGTCGGCAATGTCTGCAAGAGCCTTCTGAAGCTCGGGCTGATCGAGGAAATCCCCGCCACCGACCTCAACACCGTCTGGCGGCACGACGAGGCGCGCGGCCCGATCACCCTGCGCGCAACGCCGCTGGCACAGAGCATGCTCGGGATCACCGAGCACGATGCCACCACGACACCAGCCGAAAACGTCACCAGATCTTCCCCGCGCCGGAAGGGCACCAAGCAGGAAGCGCTGATTGAAATGTTGCGGGCACCGGACGGCGCCACAATCGAGGAGATCATGGCAGCGACGGACTGGCAGTCGCACGCGGTTCGCGGCGCGATGGCCGGTGCTCTGAAGAAGAAGCTCGGGCTCGAGGTGACCTCGGAGAAGATCGAGGGGCGCGGGCGGGTCTACAGGCTTCCCGCCGCCTGACCCAACGCCAGAAATGCTACGCCGCCGCCCCGACCGGGCGGCGGCCTGTATCTACGATGGCCTCGTCAGTGTCGCTGTGAGACCGACCAATGACACCTGCGCCAGCAGCCACTTTCCGGCTGCCATGCGCTTCTGGACATACACGCGATGCTCTTCGGGCGAGGGCGGGCACTTCCGCTTATGGCGCTGGCTGTTGCAGTACCAGCAGGCCGCAACGATGTTCTCATCCGTGTCGCTACCACCGTCGGAGCGGGCGTGTAGATGCTCGGCGGTGCAGCGTAGCGCCTTTGGGGTCCGCCTCGTTTGGTAGTTTCGTTGAGAAGTTGCGGCTTCCACAGCATCGTCCCACATCGGCAGGCCGCAATAGTAGCAGCGGCCACCTTGGGCCATCATCTTCCTTTGACGGATACGTTTAACAGATCCCATGACACGGGTCCTTTCATTCGACTTCGTGAGAAGCGAATGCGCGACGCCCGTAACGGACGCTCCCCGGCTGGAAGCTCCTGCTCGCGCGAGGCCCGGTGATCCGTGGCTCCGCATGCCGGACCGCGAAACCTGCAGGACAAGACCTCAGGTCAGAGTAGCCGCTGGCTTACTCAATTCGGCCGAGGCCAAATTCGCAGCAGCGCCAGGATAAATGATCGTCCCGCATCACGTCAACGGAACCTTTCGAACAGCCGCCGCAGGACGTAGGACCGCGCGATGCTGACCACGGTGAACACCGCGCCCATCTTCAGGTTCTGGGCCAGCGTCGTGTGCAGCCCGAAGACCGGGAAAATCAGGATCTGCGTGACCACGGCGACGCCATAGCCGACGATCACGTTGGCAACGAACTCGACCAGCGACATGAGGCGGGACTGCTTCATGCCGCCACCTCATCCATCGGCCAGCAGTTCAGCTGCCAGAGTTCGCAGCGCATGCGCTGCAACCAGGGGGACCACGCCATTGCCACAGAGGCGAAGCCGGTCCACCCGGTGGGCCAGCCCATCAGCGCCTCGACGAACAGCGGGTTCAAGGTCCGGCGCGCATCGCAGGTATCGCGCCCAGCCATCGGCGTCGTGAGGACCTGGCGGCCAAGCAGGCCGTTGACCGGCGTGTTCGCCAAGCTCGTCGCGCCGTCCTTGTGATCGCGCGCCGTCGGCGTCATCCACAGCCCCGCCGAATGCGTCAGGTCCGCTGTCCGGCGATTGCCCGCGCTCGGCTTGCAGCCATCGTTCGCCATCGGCGTCGGCCAGAGCGCGGCCGTCGTCGCGAGGTTCATGCCGTGCTGCCCCGCTTCCTGCGAGGGCGTCGGCTTCGTCTGCCGGTTCTCGTTCGCACTGGCACGGGGCGTCGGCCAGAGGCGCAGCAGTTCCGTCCGGTTCCCGCCACTCGACCGGGTGCCAGAGCAGGCGCGCGGGGTCGGCCAACTCGTCGCCTTCGCGGATGCCCAGGACGAAGAGCCGCTCGCGCCTGTGGTGCGCGCCGACTTCCGCCGCCGTGAACAGGCCTGCCGCAAGGCGGTAGCCCATGCCGACCAGTCCGCTGGCGACTTCGGGGAAGCCGAGGCGGAGATGATGGGCGACATTTTCGAGGAAGACGAAGGGCGGTTTGATTTCGCCGATGATGCGAGCGACATGCGGCCAGAGGTGGCGCGGGTCGTCGGCACCCCGGCGCTTGCCCGCGACGGAGAACGGCTGGCACGGATAGCCCGCAGTGACGATATCCACCGCGCCGCGCCAAGGGCGGCCGTCAAAGGTGGCAACATCGTCCCAGACAGGCGCGCGATCCAGGGACGCGTCCTCCATCCGCGCCACGAGCGTGGCTGCGGCGAAGGTTTCCCGTTCGACATGGCCCACAGCACGATATCCGGGGATGGCGATGGTGAGCCCGAGGTCAAGCCCGCCCGCGCCAGAGCACAGCGAGAGTCCGAACAGGCACGCGTCTCCGGCTCCGGAAGCGCGTCCGGAGGAAGGTAAAGCCAGGTCATGCATGTCACGCTGCGGTTTCGGTTTGGTTTTCAGGTGCGGCCGGGGCTTCGCCCAGCCGCTCGGTTCTGACCTGTGCAAAGGTCCGACCATCTCCGTCGAGGATCGCGTCGCGGCCGGTCTCGGCCTGCCAGCGCTCGACGGCGACATCGACATAGGCCGAGCTGATTTCCATCGCGAAGACGCGGCGGCCGTTGGCTTCGCCCGCCATGATTTGCGAGCCGGAGCCTGAGAACGGCTCGTAGCAAAGCCCACCGCGCGCAACATGCTGGCGCATCGGGATGCCGAAGGCGTCGAGCGGTTTCGGCGTCGGATGGTCGGGCCGGTCGTCCTTGGCGAAACTCGGCAGCGCCCATGTCGATGGCAGGGTTTCTTCCGCCACCTTGGGTGGGCGGTTCGGCCGACGCCACCCCATGAAACAGGGCTCGTGCTTCCAGAGGTAGTGGGACCGGGTCAGAACCCCGCGGTCCTTCACCCAGATGATCTGCTGATGGACGAAAGCGCCGGCCTTCTCCCAGCAAGCTTCCAGCATCGCTTGGCGGCGCGAGGCATGCCAGCAATACCACGCCGCATCCTCGGTGATCGCCTCGGCAACGGCCGCCGCGATAAACCCGTCGTAGAGCTCCGCCCCCTGCGAACTGTCGTCCCAGGTCGTGCCATAGGACTCAGACCAATCCTTGTTGCGGGTCGGATGGTTCGAGCCGTCGTAATCCACCAGATACGGCGGGTCGGTGGCGAACAGGATCGCGCGCTCGCCATTCATCAGGCGGCGCACGTCCGCCGCGCTGGTGCTGTCCCCGCAGAGCAGCCGGTGATCGCCAAGGATCCAGAGATCGCCGGTGCGCGACGCCGGATTGCGCGGCGGCTCGGGGATCGTCACCGGCGGCACGGAGCCCCCGGCGCGACCTTCTTCCCCGTCCCCCTCCGGCACGAAGGCCAGCAGCTTGTCGAGTTCGCCGTCCGAGAAACCGACCAGCGACAGGTCGAAATCCTCGGCCAGCAGGTCGTTCAGTTCGGCCGACAGCAGCGCCTCGTCCCAGGTGCCGAGTTCCGTCAGCTTGTTGTCCGCGATCCGGTAGGCCCGACGCTGCGCCTCGGTCAGATGGCCCAGCAGGATGACCGGCGCTTCGGTCAGCCCGAGCTGCGTGGCGGCCAGCACGCGCCCGTGCCCCGCGATCAACTCTCCGTCTTCGCCGACGAGGCACGGCACGGTCCAGCCGAACTCGGCCATGCTGGCGGCGATCTTCGCGACCTGGTCCGGCCCGTGCGCCTTCGCATTGCGGGCGTATGGCTGCAGCCTGGCCAGCGGCCACGTCTCGATGCGGTCCGGGGCAAAGCTAAGCGTCATCTGCGGGTCATTCCTCGGATCAGGGTGGAAACCCCTGGCTTCCGGACTCCGGGGTCCAGACTGGACTCCGTGCGGGGTCCAACGGCCACCGGGGGTGTCCAGCTTCAAGGGTTTGATTTTGCGGTGTTTCAGGCGGGTTCAAGCGACGCTGGCTTTTGGGTGGCTTCCCAAAAATCCGGCCCTATCGCTGGCGATGTGCCGCGCTTCGCCCGCCAGCATACGAATATCGCCCGGAAGGAACCGCCAGTTCGCCGGAGCTGGACCCCGACCGGACTCTCGCTGGATACCGGAGGCCAGTGGCCCCCTGCCCCGCGCGCTCCTCTCCCGAGCATATCAACTTTCTAGCTCGGGAGAGGGCTTTCTGTCCCTTCGAAAACTGTCCGGCGGACAATTTTCTATCTGGCGCGCGGGGTTACGCGCCACTGGCCAGTTCGATCACCCGCTGCTTCGACAGGTTGCGGTTGAACCGCCGCTTGTTGAGGGTGAGCGCGATCACCGCGAGGCCGAATTGCCAGTGCTGATGCGCCGCCGACCGGTGCAGCCCCGCGGACCAGCAGATCTCCTTCCACCGCTCGCCATGGGCTTTCATCCAGACGATGCGACCGTCCACGGGCTCGAGGCAGGCGGTCCAGGTCAGGGTTTCCTCCATCCGGCTGATCGCCTGCGGCGAGGGCAGAACGCGCATGGGCCTCGGTTCCTGCCCCACCTTGTCGGCGAAGCTGTGCAGGACCGCAGGCCAGGTGCTGAAGTAGCCCTGCCTGCTGGGCTCGGGCAGACGCTTCAACACGAAGGCAGCTTCGGCCAGCCGTTCCTCGACCAGCGCAGGGGTCCAGACGGTCATCGCTGCACCTCCCGCCCGTTCGCGGCCGGGCCATAAAGCTTCTCGCCCAACTGACGCACCAGTTCCCGCTCGGGCCAGGTCAGCCGGTGATCGTCCAGGGCGACGGCCAGCACGCCCTGTTCGCGCCAGCCATCACGTTTGACCTCATCGAGGTTCCGACGACGGCCGCCATAGCCCTTCGGTACGAAACGCATCCCGGTCATTGCAGGCCCCCCTTGGTCTCGAGCGCCCAGAACAGGATCGCGATGGCGTCAGCCTCGTTGTCATCGGCGGGGCTGAACCCCCTCGCCCGGGCTGCGGCAATCATCGCCGCCTTGTCGGCGTTGCCCTTGCCAGTGGCGTGGCGCTTGATGGTGCCGACTGGCACCCCCTCGTAGGGCACGCCCCGCAGTTCGGCCCATGCGGTCAGTGTGGCCATCAGCCCGCCATAGACATGGGCGGCGTCAGTTGCTGCGTGGCGACGAACCTCTTCGAACCAGATGGATGCGATGGGCCCGGACAGACGGTCCAGCTCACCCAGCCAGTTGGTGAACCGCAGATAGCGCATGCCACCGCCGTCGTAGCGGCCGGGACGGAAGGAGATGGTGCCACTGGTGATCAGCCCATCAACGCCGTGCTGCGCCCATCCCGTCGTGGTGCCAAGGTCGAGGGCCAGCAGGGTGCGGCCAGACCGGACGGAGGACGGCAGATCGGGGATGGCCTCATGCGGGCGGGTGGCAAATGTCAGGTCAGACATGGGGGGTCTCCTCTTCTGGTTGGCTGCTCGGTGGAAGGCGATGTCGGGTGAATGTTGCGGAAGGTCTGGGCTGCCCTTGTCGGATCGGGTGATCGGGCACTCGACAGGCCACGCGCGCGAAACCCCTGGGGGTGGGCGAGGGAGAACCCGCCTGCGGCGTTCTCCCCCACCCCCGTAGGGGGTGGTTTCAACCCCAACTTTGGAAACCGTCATCAAACCACTGACAGGCAATGGAAATTCCAGTTTCGGCAGTGTGGATTTCGCGGAACTCGCCCAATCTGATTGCAGCGTAGCCGTTGCGGCATCCGCGCAATCCTGCAGGGGCAGTTTCGGAAGCGGGTCGAAACTGGTCACAACGGAACCCTGCGTGGTCCTGCGTGAGGATGACGAGGCAGTCTCGGAAGCGCGCCCAATCTGGTTCAAACTGGTCCCTGCGCAGTGCCGCGCAAAGCAGGTGCCGGGGGTGATCATGGCCGTTCCCCCTCCGGATAGACCCAGACATGCGGGTTCTCGACCTCGAGAAGCGCGCCGGTCTGCGGCGATTTGTAGTGGGTGGGCAGCACCGCAACGTGTGCGGGGCTGACTTCGCCGGTCTCCGGATCGACCTCCTCGGCACCCGAGGGCATGACCATCCCCTCGACGCAGAGGTAGCCAAAGCGCGAGCGTGAGGGCCCAAGGCCATAGGGCGCCGCGTTGCGGACGAACTTGATGGTGCCCTTGGTGGCCTGCACAGCGATCCGGTCGCGGATGGCATCCTTGCCGCCCAGACCGCCCGTGTTGTCGAAGGCCTCGGTGAACTGGTTGACGGTATAGAGCCGACCCTCGGCCGCCTCTGCGAGAAGGATGGACAGGATCACATCGCGCTTGCGATCACGCTCGGCGTCGTGGCGGGCCCCGACCTCCGCCCGCACCAGGCGCTCGTTCATCGGGTTGATCTCGACCCACTGGCCGCCGACCTTGTCGATCAGCTTCGAGGGCAGCGCGGGGCCATTCCTGAGCTCGATCTCGAGCTTTCGCTCCGGCGCGTCCTCATCCGGCCGGTGCAGGATCAGGCCGGATGTGTAGAAGCCCCGGAGCGCGCTGGCCCCCGACAGGGCGAGGAACGGATCATCCTTCAGCTGCTGCTTCGACAGCTTTCGCGTGTGGTGGACCAGGATCACGCCGCAGGCCGGGTTGATGTGATCCCGCAGCACCTCGACCCTGTCCTTGAGAAAGAACATCATGGCGGTGTTGTCGTTTTCGCCGCCACCATCCGGGCCGCCGTCGAAGAGGTTGCGGATCGGGTCGATGCAGATGATGTCCGGGCCCGCATCCGGAAAGGCCGCCTGGATGGCGCGCGCCACCCGCATGCTGCCTTCGGTATCGAGCAGCAGCTTCAGCTTGGGCGTCGCCACGAATGTGTCGCGGGCGGCGGCCAGAACCTTGGCAGGCAGCGCGATCTGGCCCAACCGCTCGCGCAGGTAGTGATACTGGATCTCGGCCTGCAGGTAGAACACCCGCAACGGGCGCGGCGGGGTAAAGCCGAGGAACGGCTGACCGGCGGCCATGTGGACAAGCCAGCTGATCGTCAGATCGCTCTTGCCGACCTTGGGCGCGCCGCCCAGCACCAGCAAGCCGCCCGGCGTCAACACGCGGGGGGCGATGATGTCCTCGGGCATCGGGCTTGCATCGTCCAGCAGCGCGCCGAGCGTGAAGGTGGGCATTTCACTGGGCGCAGGGGCTGCGCTATCGAGGCGGACCAGCGCCGGACCGTTCTTCTGCACATGCAGATCCCAGAGCCGCTCGGACTCGCGCTGCAGGCGCTCGATCGGCCAGGAGGGCCGCAACATGGCGGCGTTGTAGCCGCAGATCGCCTGCCAGCCCTCGTCCTTCGACATCCGGCCTTCGTGGACCATGCGGATGAAATGGCCGATCGCGGCCGATGCCCCTTCGAAGCGGGACCAATCGTCCTGGCCACCCTCGCGCACCGGGGTCACCAGCACATCGTCGAGGCGGGGCTTGTCCGGGGTGACACTGCCGCTGGCGACCATCCCGGCCCCCGGCAAGGGCGGCATTTCGGCCACGCGCTCTGCGAACTCGTCGAGATCGACCTCGACGGAATGGTGCTCGCGGATTTGCACCAGGCGCTGATTGCCATGCTTGTGATAGACAGTGCCTGCCACCCTGATCGGCTGGTGCTCGGACCGAAAATGCGTGTCGCCGCCAACCTTCAGGGCAATCTCGCCCCGCAGACGGCAAAGCCTGGCCAGCGCCGCCCCCTCGGCGGGTTCGGTCATCTTCCACCAGACATGCAGCTTGGCCGCACCTTCGGGCGTCCGCCCGCCGCTCTCGATGATCAGTGTGGGTTGACCCAGATGGCGCAGCAGATGGGCGAGCTTGGCGGGGATGTCGCCCGCGTCGAGATCGACGACCAGCGCCTGCATCTGCAGGACTTCGGCGGCTTTGGCCTGCCCTGCCCCGGCGACCGTGCCGGGGATCACATAGACGGCGGCCCCTTCGCGCCAGGCCCAGTTGGCGAAAGTCACAAGCTTGCCCGCTGCTGTGGCATCAGCGTCGATCCAGACGTTATGCGGCCGACCCTCCTTGCCCTGCCCCATGTCGACAAAGCCTCGGACCGGGATCTGGCCCTCGCACCAGCCGAACACGACATCGAGGAATGTCGCGATCTGGGCCGGGTCGGGCTCCACGCCAAAGGGATCTTCAGCGGCCGGGGCGTCGTTGAAATCCTGCCATGGGCTGAAGTGGATGATGTTGTCTTCGGTCATCCGGGCAGCCCCCAGCAGCGCTCCGCCCACGGACAGAAGCGGCATTCGAAGAAGTCGCGGTTGGTGGCGATACGGGGCAGCAGCTCGCCCGCGTCGGTCGCCTGGAGGATCCGTACGCCCCGGTCCGACATGCGCTGCGCGAGCCCTGCATCGAAGGGCACAAGTTCGTGGTGCAGTTCGGCCGTGTCCTTGTTGATCGCGGTGAACAGCGCCGGATTGGCCGATATGCCCGGGACCGCCCCTTCCATGTAGGCTTGGTAAAGCGCGATCTGCGCGGCATAGACTGGCTTGGCGAGCGCGACCCCATCCTTGACGCAGGCCCGCCAGTTCTTGGCGTTCATGGTCTTGCATTCCCAGAGCGCGGGAACGCCTATGCCAAGCGGCGCAGGTGCCGCGGCGATGATCCCGTCGACATGGCCCCGGATGCGCCCGCCCGCAACGGAAAAGCCGAACTGCTCGCCTTCGGGGCGATTGCCCTTGCGGGTGTAGAGGTCGAGCCCGGCCGCGCGCAGCCAGCGGATGGCGAGATCCTCGAGCTGGTGGCCGATCTCGAAGATCCGCAGCGTCTGACCGCCGAAATCCGCGCCTTCGTCTTTGGGCGCACCCGCAAATTCGAACTGCAAGGCACGCTCGCAGGCATGGCCCAGCCGGGATGCCCCGAGATAGGTTCGGGGCGGCGTGGCCTCGCGCTCGGCGATCAGCGCCGCATCGATGGAAGCATTGACGCGTTCGGCGATGCCGAGGCGGTGATTGTAGTCCAGCATCAGAACGGCACCTCCGCCGTGGCGGCGATGCGCGACATCTCGGCGCCATAGCCATCGAGCACCTCTTCGATCAGCACTGTGACGTCGTCGGCCGTGAGATCGCAGAGCCGCTTGTCCCAGCCGATCCGGTCCATCGTCTGGCCCAGCCGCTTCATCACCAGCGCGATGGCGAGGCGTTCTTCCTCAGTCGTTCCCTGCATGGTCAGTCCCTTTCGATGGCGGGCCGCGAACCATGCCTGGCAGGGCATCGAACAGAACCAGCGATGCTCGCGGGGGCGTGGTTTGGCGGGGTTGAAGAAGCCGAAGCCTTGCGCGGGACGCAGGCAGATGGCGCAGGGCACGAAGCCTGGATGCCAGTGGCGCGCCGGTTCAGGCGGGGGTGCAATGTGCGCGACATGGCTCACGCCGCCCTCCCGATGTCCGGGCTGGCACGGCCGACAAGCTGACGGATTTCGCGCTTGTTGAAGCCGAAGGTCATCAACGCCGAGGCGCGATAGCGGGTCAGGCCGTAGTCCTGGCGGAACTCGGGCGGCAGGTATTGCAGCTGCTTTTCGGTCGCCGCCTGCTTCAGCCAGCCCTTCGATTTGAAAGCGCTCTCATCGGTCTCGTATTCGTTCAGCCAGTCATCGGCCTGTGCAAGGCAGACCGTCCGCTCCCCAACACCCAGCAGCCGGGGTGCACGACCTTTTGCGCCACCTACCGCGTGCCAGCGGCCGTCGAGGAAGAAAATGCCACCCCACGCGTTGAAGCCGTTGGCCATCAGTGCAGCGTCATCGCCGAAGAGATCGACCCATGCGAAGCTTGACCGCTTCAGAAGATCGATCTCTGACATGATGAAACCCGAGAGCGGGATGGCGTCCTGGCCTTCGCCGGTCTCCTCCAGGTCGCGCGCGAACACTTCGCCGCAGAGCGGGCATTCCATGGCGGCAAGCGGGATTTCCGCCTCGCAGGTCGGGCAGGTCTTCGTCGGCGCCTCACCGGTGTCGGTCTTTCCGTCGAGATCGACATCCTGTTCCAGCGTACCGTGGATCAGGCTCGACGTCCCGAAATCCAGCACGATGCAGTCGGTCTTCACGACACCGGGGTGTTCCTCGGGATCGACCGTGCGCAGACCGCGCCCGACCATCTGGATCATGGTCGACTTGTAGGAACTCGGCCGTAGCAGCACGACGCAGGAGGTGGGCGGGTGGTCCCAGCCCTCGGTCAGAACGGCCACATTGACGATGACGCGGATTTCGCCAGAGGCATAGGCGGCGAGGATGCGGCGGCGCGTGCTGGCATCGAGATCGCCGTGAATGACGGCCGCCGAAACCCCTGCGGCGTTGGAGGCGGCCGCAACGTTTTCGGCATGGGCGACGGTGGAACAGAAGACCACGGTCGGCCGCTCGCTTGCCTTTTCCTGCCAGTGACGGACCACTTCGTCGGTCACCGGCGCGCGGTTCATTATCTGCGCGACTTCGGTCATGTCGTAATCGGCGGCGCTCTTGCGCACGGCACGCAGTTGTTCCTGCACGCCTACGTCGATGACGAAGGTACGGGGCGGGACGAGGTGGCCGGAAGCGATCAACTCGCTGAGGCGCACCTGATCGCCGACATTGTCGAAGATCTCGCGCAGCCCCTTGCGGTCGCCCCGATTGGGCGTGGCGGTGACGCCGAAGATCCGGCAGGCAGGGTTGGCGCGCCGCACATGGTCGATGATGCGTCGATAACTGTCAGCGACCGCATGATGCGCCTCGTCGATGACCAGGAGGTCGAGCGCGGGCATTGCGACCAGATTGGCGGGCCGCGACAGCGTCGGCACCATGGCGAAGGTCGCCCGCCCGGCCCAGCTCTTGGCCTCGGCATCGACGACGGAGGTGGTGATTTCAGGCGCGACCCGGCCAAACTTCGCCCGGTTCTGCGCGGTCAGCTCATCGCGATGCGCGAGGATGCAGGCCTTGGCGTCGCTGCCCTCGAGGGATTTGGCGACGACCGCAGACAGGGCGATGGTCTTGCCAAAGCCAGTCGAGGCGATGCTGAGGGTGTTGCCGTGATCGCAGAGCGCAGCGAGGCTGCGCTCCACGAAGAGGCTCTGACGGGGGCGAAGGCGCATGGATCAGACCCTCACTGCGCCCAGGAGGGACGACCGGGCACCGCCGATGCAGGTTGCTGCTGGACCGGCTGCTGCGCCGCGGGTTGCGCGGGCGGGTGGTATCCAGGCTGCGCCGCCAACCCCATGTGCTGGGCGTAATCCCGATGGTCGGGCGTCACGGCGCTACGGATTTCGTTCTTGTCGTCGCCGGTGGCATCGGTGCCGACGTCGATCCGGGCCAGGAACTCGATCCCGTCCAGATCCCCGAGCCCGTTGATCCGCCGCGCCGCCTGCGCTTGCGGGGACTGGTCCTTGTCGGAAATCCCGCGCGCCGAGTTCAGCATGCCGCGGATCATGCTGCGGCCCATGTTGGCCCAGTCCGGTCCCTTCGGGCTGTAGAGGCCGATCAGCGTAAAGATCTTGCGCCGGGCATAGGCGCCCTCGGTGACGGTGAACTCGCCATTCAGGTACACGGCGCCGGTCGAGCCGCGGGTCGCGTAGCCCCCGGTCCAGCCCTGCGACGCGTCGTCGAAACCGCCCGGGCGGATCGTCAGCCGCACCTTGGCCAGCGTGCCTTTGGGGATGAGGTTGGTGTTGGACTGGGCGTCGTTGAAGTCATTCCAGTAACCCATGGGGTGTCTCCTTTGCGGATCAGGATTGCGGATGGGGGAGATCGGCCGCGCCCCCAGCGGGCGGCGTGAAGCTCAGGCGACGGGGCGCGGGCGTGCCGGGGGCGCGGATCTTGTCCATCAGGCGGCCGAGGTGGGGTTCTTCGACCGGGCCGAGGCGGCCGGAGCGGTCCTTGGCCGGAAAGCCCCAGGGATTGATCGTGTGGCAGACAAAGGCGCGGTAGGGATCGCCGCCTTCGGCCTTGAGCTCGGCCATGGTGATCACCTCGTCGACGATCCCCGGCAGCTCGAGCCCGGTCTTCGATCCGTCGATCTGGGGCTGGAAGACGCGCCGGTTGAAGTCGTCGAACTTCTCGTCGAGGATCCCCACGAACCAGACGTTGCGCCCCCGGGTGTGCTGGAGGTGGGTCAGCCAGCCGATCATCTCGCGCCCGTGCAACCCGTAGGCCCCGCGCACGTCAGGCTTGCCGGTCTTCTCCGACACGGCTTCCGGCTGGCCCTTGCACCATTGGAAGCAGAGCCGCCCCGCCACGGTGATCGAGTCGACGAAAATCGTGTCGTAGCGATCGAGCGCGGCGGGATCGCCGAACTTCTGGCAGATGGCGGCATGATGCGCGGGGCTGTAGGGCTGCTCGTCGCGCAGCGCCGGGTTCGGCCCACCGATGAACACCGCGAAGTCCCGGCATTCCGCCCATGTGCGCGGCCGGATGCTGTCGCCCGGCCAGCCTTCGATGGCCAGATCGCCTGCCTCGAGGTCGATGAACAGCGTGCGGGCGGGGTCGAGCGTCCAGAGAAGGCTGGTCTTGCCGATGCCCGACTTGCCGAAAATGCAGCCCTTGATGCCGCGCGGCTCGGCTAGGCGCTGGTCGGCGGTGATGATGGGCAGGCTCACGCGCGATCCTCCTGCGGGAGGAGGTCTATCTTGAGCGTGCCGGTCTTGACGGTGCGGGCGGGCTCGAAGCCCTGGCGGATCGCCTCGGGCCAGGCGGAATAGGCGCGCTCGGGCACCTTGAAGCTGATCTCGACGTATTCGGCCGGATCCTCGCCCGCGGCGCGGATGCGCTCGACCATGGACGCCAGCTTGGCCTGGTCCCATTCGACGCGCTTCGGCAAGTCAGCGACCACGGTGAAATCGCCATCGACAAGGCGCACTGTGCCGGTGTCCTTGCCGCAGGCGCGGCGCGCCTCGGCTGCGCGAGCGGCGTAGCGGACCTCGAGTGCCGTGGAAAACCGCGCGGTGACGGCCTTCATCTGTTTGGCGGCAGCATCGATTTCGCGCTGCAGGGCGGCCAGAAGCTCGACAGGAAGCTGGGCGATCTCGCCAGCGGGCAGGTTGATCAGCTGATCGATGCTGGGGGTGTTCTGCGGGAACGTCATGGGGGTCTCCGTTATAGAGGAATGGTGTCAGGCGGCCTCGAGGAGGCGCACCGAGAGGGAGGGACCGGCCTGGCGCGGTCTGGTCCGGGCGACGGCGATGTAGGCGAACTGGTCGGGGCCGATCCGAGCCTGCACGAGATGGACAAGACCCTGCTCGGCGGCGCGAAGCGCAGCCGAAGCCACGAGGCGCAAGGTGCGCTGCTGTTCAGCGGGCAGCTTCGAGACAACGGAGGTCGCGTCGACTGCGAGAAAGCCGCGATGGTAGACCAGCGTCTCGCCGGGTGCGGCCTGCGCGATCCAGGCCGAAAGCCCGACCTCGTCAAGCGCAGGTCCAGCCGCGCCAAAGATCGACACGACGCCGGTGGCGCGGAGGATCGAATGCCGGGCCATCATGCCGCGCCCCGATCCGCAGTGCTGCGCCTCTGGCGGGCCTGTTCATAGGCCAGCACATCCTCGAGCCGGTAGACCACGCGGCCGCCGATCTTCAGGAAGGCGGGGCCATCGCCGGTCCAGCGCCAGCGTTCAAGGGTGCGCGCCGAAATGCTCCAGCGCGCGGCAAGTTCGGTCTGGTTCAGGCAGGTTCTGGTCTGCATCGTCCTCTCCCGGTGTGTCGTTGGGAGGAAGATGCACGGCGCGATGTGGGGATGTCGTCGAGATCAGAGTGGGATACGGCGGGGGATCAGCCGGACCGTTTCAATCATGGGGTGAAACGTATGACGGTGGGATCGCCATCCCCCTCCATCCTCCTGTGCATCCCACAGCGGGGAGCAAACAGGGACGCGCGGAGGGTCCGACTCAGAGGCCAGCGAGGCGATAGGCCCCACGGCCGTTCGACTCGATGAGCAGCGGCCAGTCCTTCTTGGACTTGAAGACGTCGGCCATCTTGAGGCTGCGCGACCCCGCCTGCGAGAGCACCGCCTTGCCGCTCTGCCACGGATCGCCCTGCTTGGCCGCCGCATGCAGGATCCGCACGACCTGTGCCTGGATCGGACCCAGCCGGAACTCCCGGCCTTTGGAGCGAACGCTTTGGTAATCGGCAGAGGCATGAAACCCGCCCGCTGGCTTCATGCCCGAGGCACCGCCAAATCCGGTCGCCGCCTCGAAACGGTCGCGTTCTTCGCGCCTTAGCATCAAGTCCAGCTTGCGGATCGTCAGGCTCTCGCGCGAGCCGTAGAAACAGGCATAGTCCGCCTTCGCAGTCCGGAACCGGGTGATGCTGACCTCACCCTTGCGAAAAAGCTGGAAGACGTCCTGGACGTGCAGGTCCAGCAGCCCATTGAACAAGGATCGCTCCGTGGGGATTGAGTAGCAGCGGCCATCGTCGGTTTCCTCGTAGTCGCCAAACTCGATGGGCAGGTTGAGGATGCGGACCGACAGCCGCAACTGGTCGTTCTCGGCCAGATAGACCAGATCGACCTGGGGCATCGACCAGCGGACGAGGACTTCCGGCAGGGTGAAATACGCCTTCTCGATCTCCATCCGGGCCCCCGATTCCCATGCAATCTGTTTGGCTTTTGTTCTAGCCGCTTGACGATCCCAATTCAATCCTGTCATATCCCACTCTATCCACAGCCCCTTGGGGAAAAGATGACCGAACATCACACCCTGGCCGACCGTCTGCGGGCCCGCTCCGACCAGCTTGGCCTGGCGCCGGCCCACGTCGCCGAGATGGCCGGGGTCAACCGCTCCTTCGTCTATGACATCCTGCGCGGGCGCTCCTCGCGCCCCAGCATCGACCGGCTGGCCGATGTCGCCCGGGTGCTGAAGGTAGACCGGGAATGGCTGATCCACGGCATCGGCGAGATCGAGGGCCCCTCCCCCTTCACCGAGACCCCCGACGATGCCTTCGTGGCGATCGCACATGCCACACCACGGCCCACGATGGGCGGCGGCGCTGTCGTGACCGAGGATGGCGACACGCCCGGTCGCGCCTACCACTTCCGCCAGTCTTGGATCCGCCACAAGCTGAAGGCCAGCCCGTCACAGCTCCGGATCATGCATGTCGAAGGCGACAGCATGGTCCCCACGCTTCAGGACGGCGATGCCGTGCTGGTCGACATGACGCGCCAGCTGCCCAACCCGCCTGGCATCTTCGTCCTCGATGACGGCATGGGGCTGGTGGCCAAGCGCCTGGAGCATATCCCCAACAGCGATCCGCCCGCCGTGCGGGTGATCTCTGACAATCCGCTCTACCCCGCCTACGAGCGCACGGCCGACGAAATCCGCATCATCGGCCGCATCCGCTGGTTTGCCAGGGAGATATGAGGATGGGCAGCGCAGTTCCCCAGCCCGGGGCCAGAAACAAAAAAGCGCCCGCGAGATTTCTCTCCGGGCGCACCTCTGCGATGGTTGGAGCTTGCGTCAAGGGGGGCTCAGTTGTCAATCTGCTTCTAGGGTCAGATTTTGACCGCGTTCGCACGTCAGAAGCGGGCACGACAGACAGCGTTGTTGAAGCCGATCACTAAGTTTGGCTTCAGCCTCACGGTTGACACATCAAAGTAATAACAGGTGCTTAGTAATGAACATGGGCGAGAAGATGTCTGAGAACGCGCACTCACCGAGATCCTACTGGCTTGTTGGCGCGAGCTACAATCGGACAGACGACCAGATGCCTCGTTTCCTGAGTGAAGGCATTTGGGAAAATGGCTACGACGACAAGTACCTTGACCTCGTGCGGTCCATGCAACCGGGCGACAGGATCGCGATCAAGTCGTCCTATACGCGAAAGCACAATCTTCCTTTCGACAATCGTGGCAATACCGTCTCGGTGATGGCTATCAAGGCGATCGGTACGGTCACCAAGAACCTGAATGACGGCAAGCGTGTCGAAGTGACATGGGTCAAGCAGGAGCCTCAACGCGAATGGTACTTCTACACGCATCGCGGGACAATTTGGCGGCTGGCGGCCGGAACTGGCGATTGGGGCGTAGACGGCCTGATTGCCTTCACCTTCGACGGGCAGACTCAAGACTTGGACCGTTGGCGCAATGCGCCCTACTGGCGCGAAAGATTCGGTGATGGTCCAGTCGCACAGAGATTTCTTTGGACGGAGTTCTATGGGGCAGTAGCTGAAAAACTGCTGAATTTTCGGACTGATCGAAAGCCCTTGATAGAGGGCATTCACAAGATCGCCACCAAAGTTCCGGGTCTTTCGTACCTCCAGGACAAATTTGCAGATGGAACGACGGGCCCACTGAAAGACATTTGCCCCTTCACAGCGATGGGTACCTTCAACCGGTCGATGACAGACACGAACAGGAAGGCGATAGCCGCTGAAATGGCCACGCTCCTTGGCGTGTCGGAGCCTGTTCCCGACACCTTCGACGGCATCCCCGTTCTCAACAATCAAAAATCCTGGTTCTTCGGATCTGCGGCAAAACGCGGCGAAGGTGATATCGATGCGCTCTGGCGTGTTTTCGCGGCAGCCGCCGAGTTCGTGGGGTCAGACATCCCCGAGCATCGCGCCGAGCTGGCCTTGGCCTACGATGCGGCCACCCGCGTGAGGGGCGTCAAATGGAATATAACCACTGGTCTCTATTGGGCGCATCCGTGGGATTTTGCGACACTGGATCTGCCTTCACGTTCCTACATCGAAGATCGCCTGAACCTTCCCGTCACCCAGGCAGGACAGAAAAAAACGATTGATGCAAAGGGATACTTAGCACTGGTCGACAACCTGAACTCCCGGTTCTCCGAGGACGACTATCCTGTGCATAGCTTCCCAGAATTGTCCCTAGCCTCTTGGAAATTCGGCGATCAAAAGGATGCAGAGCCAGATAAGCTGGACGAGGCATCACTTGCCGATCTCAATGAAGCCGAAGATCAGCAGCAGGGTGTCATTCAGCCGCCCCCCGCTCTCGAACCCTATTCAGTGGCAAACATCCTGAAAGATGGCTGTTTTCTGTCGCAACCCGAGATCGAACGGCTGCTGGAACGCTTGCGCACAAAGAAAAACCTGATCCTTCAGGGGCCACCGGGAACGGGAAAAACTTGGATCGCCAAGCGGCTCGCCTATGCCTTGATAGGCGAGAAGGATGACACGAAGATCCGAGCGGTTCAATTCCATCCAAATCTCTCATATGAGGATTTCGTACGGGGCTGGCGGCCAACCGGCGAGGGAAAGCTGGCACTCACTGACGGCGTTTTCATGGAGGCGATCCGCGCGGCTTCAAAGAAATCGACGTCGAATTTTGTTGTGGTCATCGAAGAGATAAATCGGGGCAACCCCGCACAGATTTTCGGCGAACTTCTTACGCTCCTCGAAGCTGGGAAACGGACCCCCACCGAGGCGCTTGAACTCTGCTATCCCGATGCCGACGGCAAGCGGCGACCGGTACATGTGCCTGAAAACCTGTATGTGATCGGAACGATGAACATCGCGGATCGTTCACTTGCCTTGGTGGACCTGGCATTTCGCCGCCGCTTTGCGTTCGTAACGCTGGAACCGAAGTTGGGGGATGCGTGGAGAGGCTGGGTTATCCAACACTGCGGCGTAGATCCGAACTTGGTGCCGGAGATCGAACAGCGCCTGTCAGACTTGAACCAGAAGATCGAGCAGGACTTGGGCGCTCAATTCCGGATAGGCCACAGCTACGTCACTCCGAACCATCGCCTCGAGCTCGGGGCGACGCGGGAATGGTTTGCGCAAGTCGCCGAAACGGAGATCGGTCCACTACTAGAAGAGTACTGGTTCGACTCCCCGAAAACAGCCAAGGATGCGCTCGAGAAGCTCATCGCGGGCTGGTAATGGAGGCCGGGTTGACTGCACCTGAGGATTGCACAGCCCTGCAATATGGGTACGTTGGCGCGATCCCGATAAGAAATATCTGGCTATTGATGCTCTATGCATCTGACCTGTTTCGTATAAGAGGCGCGAACAGTGCACGTATCGAGGATATGCCTGATCAACTTCCTGATTTGGTGGGAGAGATCCTTGCGCATGCTGTCGAGAAGCGACACCGGAGAAGACTGAGCTACGGACACAGAACGAGAACGGCCCCTCTCAACCGGGTCCGCGGCAAGATCGATGTTTTGGCGACGGAACGTCACCAGCTGTTGGCGCGTGGTTTGATCGCATGCAAATTCGAAGAGCTCACAGTCGATACGATCAGAAATCGCTTCGTACGTGCTGCTTTGGAACTGGTTGCGCGTGTTGCGAGGCGCTCAGACGTCATCCAGCGCTGCCGCAGGTTGGCGAACGATATGAAAATGATGGGGGTGTCCGGGACAGCGCCGACTTTACGCGAAATGAGCACGGACCGCTTTGGAAGGCATGATGTGGAAGACCAGGAAATGGTCGCAGCCGCCAAGTTGGTCTTTGAGATGGCTATTCCGGCCGAGATCGCCGGATCGCATAAAATGCCGCTGTCCGAGCGCGATGAGTATTGGGTGCGCAAACTCTTCGAGCGCGCCGTCGGCGGTTTTTTCCAAGTCGTCCTGTCGCCGACAGACTGGCATGTCAGCACGGGCGGTGCCCTGGAATGGCCAACCACGGGCGGAACAATAGGAATCGGGCGAATCCTCCCGGGCATGAGGACTGACATCGTTCTCGATGACAGAGCCGCCAAGCGTAGAATCGTCATCGACACCAAGTTCAACGCGATCGTGACGAAAGGGTGGTACCGGGGGGACAGTCTCCGAAGCGGGTATTTGTATCAGATGTACGCCTACTTGCGTTCACAAGAAGACTCAGACGACGAGTATGCCGACGATGCCGAAGGGCTATTGCTCCATCCCTCAGTTGGTTCGCATCTAGATGAGGCCGTCATCATTCAAGGACACCTGATCAGGTTTATGACAGTCGATTTGACGGCCAGCGCATCAGAGGTACGCAGTGAATTGCTGCGCGTGACTGAGCGGATAATGCCGCCGCTATCTGCCGTCGACAGCAACTGGGCGCCATCGGAACTCGGCTAACGTCAGGCTCGAATGTTCAAGCTCGTTGGTGCCGAGGAAAACCTGAACCGCCCAGTAGTGCAGCTGGTTCAGCTGTTCCAGAGCGTGCGGGTTCCATTGTGCCACAGGGTCATCGGCAAAATCGTTGAGAAGGTCGCGTGCTTTCAGGAACAGAGCCATCAATGCCTCGGACACGAAGTAATCGAGGTCATCTGCAAAGATCTCCTCCGGCCTGACGCCCATGAACCTTACCAGCGCCTGACCGAGGCACTGTGGTGTATGCCACCCCGACATGCGAACATAATCATCGCCACTGGCGATTTCCTGCGCCATGTTCCAGATCAGGTCCCATACAGCGTTGAAGTTGGTCTCGCCCTTGAAATAGGCGACAGCCGCTTCCATGACCCGCTGGATGAGGCCGAAGACGACGGACGGCGAACCAAGGTAATTCGGCTGTGACGCCTGAATAAGCATCTCCGCGAATGGATCGGTTCTCGGGCCGGTCGGGCCGTTGACGAGCAGTCCGCCGATCAGGTCGGCAATCTGGCGCTGGTCGGCTTCGTCATCGGTCTCGCTGTACTGTTCAGGATTACGGTTCACCTTCGCAGAGACCGCACGCCAACCGTTCGCCGACTTCTCGAAGCGGACCTGATAGATAGAGACCCCGGTCCAGCTTCTGTGCAAATGCAGGACCGGCTCCTCGAACCAGGCAAACCACTTTTCTTCCATGACGGTCGGCAGGAAACCCTTGCGGACCCGCGCCATTGCAGCCTCATCGAAGGACAGGTCGAGCGCGACCTCGGTTCGCTTGCGGGGAAACGGTTTCGTTTCCCAGTCCTCCTTGCAGGTTGCCGGTCGCCGATCCCAAGCCAACCGCTCGAGCACGTCCCGGGCCGCCCGAAGGATCGCGAGATCGCGATCTCGTCCCGTCTTGCTTCTTGTCTGGGAGATCAGATCCGCCGCCTCGTCGAAACCAACCCAGCGTGTCGCCGAGGTTTCATTCGTCGGCTTGCCCTGCTTGCCAATCGGGCCCGCAAGGAAGAAGGCCGAAGATGTGGTCGTCCCCGGGAAGGCCTCGGGGATCACGTCCAGCAATTCGACGTGATATCCGGTTTCTTCGAATGCTTCGCGGATGGCGGTTTTCGCAGGCGTTTCGCCGGGATCAGGGCGCCCTTTTGCGAAGGTCCAGACATAGCCGCCGAAGTGGCCGGATGGTTCGCGCAAGAGCACTTCACCTTTGGCGTTGATCAGGACCACGCCGTAAGCGTCGGCGTTCGGAATATCGTACATCGTGGAATCAGGTCCCTATCTCTGGCCTGATGATGCGCCTGGTCCAGGAATACGCCAAGGCCATGTTTTGTGCGTTCGCCGTGTTCAGGCAGTAATCTTGGTACGAGCGGCAAGAAGAGCCTCAGCAAGGTCCAAAGCGTCGTCCGGCCAGTATTCCTGCGGGCGGGGATGATGGACACCGCGTCCCTCGACTGGGCGGCACGTCAGGACGGCGTTGCGCCATTGCGGCGGGATCGCGTCACGACCCCAGCACGCACCGAGGAGCGCACCGCAGATTGCGGCGTTGGTGTCGGTATCGCCGCCACGCGCAACGGTCGTGACGACCGCTTCAGAGAGTGGCGCCCCTTGCATCAGGTGATGGAATGCATTCTGCAGGGCGGTAAGCACCCAGCCCATCTGACGATTGTAGTCCTCCGGTTCATGGCGGCGAGCGAGGGCAAGCCGCTCTCGCACGAGTTGGGCGCCGTCCCCACGGCCCGCATGTGTTTCCGCCGCCGCGCACATCTCCTCGGCCGTGCCGCCGGCCACGCCCGTGGCAATTGCTGCTGCAAAGGCTGCACTCGCGGCCTGGCAAACCGGGTGCGGGTGGGTTAGGCGCGCATCTTCGGCAGCCAACCGGGCGGCCAGTTCTGGATCCCCGGCGGCGAAGATGCCTACTGGGCTGACCCGCATCAGCGCGCCGTTCGACTGGCTGTCCGAGCGGGCGGGCCGGCCGGCGGCCAGCGCCGTAATGCCGGCGCGGGTTGTGCCCCCCATGTCGAAGGGACAAGACTTTGCCCATCTCACATAGGCGTGGCCGATCAACGCGGCATTGAACGTTCCGCCCGATAAGATCGCGCGAGCCAGCGCCAGCGCCATCTCGCTGTCGTCGGTCGGTTGCCCGGCGATCAGGTTCCAGGTGCCGCCATCGGTGAGCCGGGTGACGCCATGCGGATGGCTTCGGGCAATCTCAGCCGCAGACCTGAACTCCACCGCCGAACCAAGAGCATCGCCCGCGAGCTGGCCGAGCAGGCATCCCTGGGCGCGCGCGAGCCGGTCGGCATCAGCAACCCGATTCTTAATGTACACGCTTGTGCGCTCTTCGCGCGGCCCCGGACCGGGCCTGAGCGCGACAAGAGCCATCACGACCTCCTCGGGGCCGCCGATGCAGCCGTCGAAGCTCTGGCGCTGGTACTCGACTGGTCGTCCAGACCGCTGGACAAGTGTGCAACCCGCGCCGATCAGCAGGGCATGCCCGCCGGCGATGTCCCAATGATCGAGCCCTGCCACAAGGCTCACCGCGGCATCTACCTCGCCGACAGCCGCCAGAGCCAGACGGTAGGCCGGACTCGGGACTGCGCGGATCCGGAAACCGCGGAGCGTTTCGTGGTTGTGCCTCGCGTGTTCGGCAGCCTTCGCATTCATGGCGACTACCGGCGGAGTCGCGCAGGACTGGCGGCGTGCGGGCAAGCCGTTGCGTGTCAGCGCGCAGCCCTCGGCCCAGGAGATCAGGTCGCCGCGATCATCCGGGGCCAGCGGCGCAAAGACGACGCCGAGAATTGGGCGCCCTGCGCGCAGCAACGCGACCGAGATGGCCGATCCCCGACGACCGGCGAGGAAGTCAGTCGTACCGTCGTGGGGGTCCACCATCCAGACGTCGTTGCTCGAGGCTCGGGCATGGCCCGTCTCTTCGCCGACAAAGCCGCAGGGATGCAGCCCGAGCAGCCGATCCTTCAGGACCAACTCGATTTCCGTGTCAACCGGCGCCTTCGACCCGCTGCCGCGCGGCCCACCACGACGATGAAACTCGGCCCGGATCATCGAGCCGGCTTCCGAGACTGCCTCCACCACGGCCGGCAGCAGGGCGGCAACGGCAGGTTCAATTTTAGACTGGATCATCTCGTTCTCCTTTGCTTCGATGATCCATGGATACGACTTGGCCGGTGCCTGTGCGGATCGCTCGGGATTTTCCGGTCCCATCTTCCGGAGGCAAGAAATGCGCAACGCCATCGGCTTCTACTGGACGCTGCCCGTTCCATGGGCCGGGTTTACGGCCTTGCCAGAGGATATCGAGGCCGCAGCGAGAATCAGTCGCACGATCCGATATCAGTGCGAACTCATTAGGCAGTATGCCAGGAAGCATAAGTACCGTCTTGTCGCCGAGAAGGTGTTCCTTGAAATCGAACCTGATCGCGGCAGTGAATACATTGTCGATGTGTTGCGTCCGCTTGAGGCGCTCTGCCGCGCACAAGGCGCTGCGCTTCTTCACGTCGATTTCTCGGCGGTTCAGGGCTGCCGGAGCCACGGGCCTCTATCAGGGTGGGCTCAGCATGCGGACATCGACATCGAGACGGTTTACCCCGACGAGATACTGATCGAAGGCGAGGTGTTCGATCCGCACCGGCATTTCTCGGACTGGCGTCAGAAGCAGCACGAATGGACCATGAGCAAGCCAGATCGTATTGCAAAGGCAAGACATGAGGCCGACCAACTTCGCGCCGCAGGACGCACCCACAGATCGATCGCAACGGAGCTCAATGAACGAGATGTCAGAAGTGCCTCAGGCAAGCCGTGGACCGAAGACAGGATCCGCCAGCTGCTGAGGAATGCATCGAAATAGGCTTGTGCGAATTTACGAAGCGATATGAAGGACTTCGCACCCTCTTGCTTCCACAGTGCTTCCACGGGAATTGGAAACGCAAACGCCGCCCCGGTGGGCGGCGCTTAAGCGTTTCATAACGCGAAGATTTTTTGGTTGCGGGGGTAGGATTTGAACCTACGACCTTCAGGTTATGAGCCTGACGAGCTACCGGGCTGCTCCACCCCGCGCCGGGATTGAGATGTTGAGGAGTTTTTTCGGTTCTTATCAG